ACGCACCTAGCGCACCGCCTGATCGCCGAAGAATGCAAACGCATCTTCTGCACCCAGTTCCCCGTGATCGGTGAAGCCGCGTTGGGGGTGCCCCTTCCGTGAGCCTATCGCGTTATCACAGCGCCCTGCAGCTGGAGGGGGTGGCTGGGGTGTTGATGGAGATTGTCGACGAGGCGTTGATTTTCGCTGCACAACAGCACCCCGCAATCGACAACCGCTCGCTCTATGCCTTCGCGGCCAAGCTCAAGTACCGCGTGATGAAAGCGGAAACCTTGTCTAACGCAAAAAACGAATGAACACTGAAGCAAGTTTTAAGTCCTTCCTTGACGAGATGGGGCGCTACCCATTGCTGTCGCACGATCAGGAGCTGCTGTTTGGCCGGCAGGTGCTACGGCTACAGGAGCTGCTGGAACTGCAAAAAAAGCGCCCCCTCACGGCCGCTGAGAAACGCGAGGTCCGCTTGGGGCAAAAGGCCAAGGAACGGATGATCAACTGCAACCTCCGCCTTGTGGTCACCATCGCCAAACGCTACACCAGGCGCACCAAACACTTGACGATGCTGGACCTCGTACAAGAGGGCGTCATAGGTCTGGTGCGGGCGGTTGAAAAGTTTGACCCCAGCCGGGGATACAAGTTCTCCACCTACGCCTACTGGTGGATTCGGCAGGGGATGACGCGGGCGATCAACAACCTAGACAACACAATTCGGATGCCCAACACCGTGGCGGAAATGCTGCCAAAAATCAGAAGCGCCGCGGAAAGGCTCTCGCAGCAGCTAATGCGTGTTCCCACCCGCACCGAACTTGCGGAGGAGGTCGGCATTGACATCAATCAGCTCGTACTGATGATCGAGCGCACCTCGTGGCACACCTCGCTGGATGCGCCGGTACAAAGCGGCGACCCACTGCATTTCATGATCCCTGACACCTCTCGCAATGAAGAGGCGCTTTTGCTCGATGACAGCTGCCTCCTTGAGGCCGCACTCTCAAAGCTCACCGATCGCGAGCGCTACATCATTGAGCACCGCCATGAGCTGGGCGGGCTCAAACAGCGCACCTACAACGCATTGGGGCGGGATCTTGGTGTGTCGCGTGAGCGGGTGCGGCAGGCTGAGGCCATCGCCATGCGCAAGATGCGCCACTACCTCGGCGGCGCGTCGCCGTCAGCCAATCCCAAACTCGTCACAAAGTTCACGGGCCATCAGCAAGAAACTCTCGGCGTCCGACAGCTCCGTCGTAGCACCGAGAAACAACACCATCTCCAACTCGCTAATGCGTCCGATCGCGCTCGTTAAAAGTTTCTGCTGATGGAAGTTCAGGCGCATCAAATTGCAGCACAGATCCCGTACCTTGGGATGGTCGGGGCTCGCGCCAACCTCGCGAACTGCCTGTTCCAGACGGAGTTCTTCCGTTAGGGGCACCTCCACCGCCATCCAGTTGCGTGGCGCACCGTCGCTGGTGGACATAGCAACTTAGACGTAGTTGCCATGCTAGCGACCATACCTATGGAACCCACGATGCGAATGGTGTTGGACGCTAACGGCGTGCCATTGTGGATTGTTGAAGGACTGGGGATGGTGTTTAGCCATCGTCAACAATGGCAAGCAGAAGTGAAGCTGCACTGTCTGCAAAGCAGTGCTGGTGTGTCCACAACAGCAAGTCCGCCTCGCGATCTGGGGTCCACTGCGGCTGGGTCCGCCACCAACTGAATACCTCGTTGGAACCCTTGCCTCGGTTGCAGGCTGGGCACGCCGGGGCCAGGTTGTGCGTCGTCGTGCTGCCCCCGCGGCTGCGCGGTTTGATGTGATCTAGCGTCGTGGCATTGGCCGCGCCGCAATAGCAGCAGCGGTTACGCCAGGCACTGAAGATGAACTCTCGGAATCGCCGCTTCGCATCACGTTTGTTTAACAGGTGGGTATCCGCTATCCGGTGATCCACTTGCAATCGGAGGTGGCAGAGGGCATGGGAACACTTCCAGCCGGAGGAGGTGATCTTCCGAGTAGGCCAGCTCTGCGCATCGGGCGTAGATGTTGTGTGCAATGTCCTCGGGGCCCTCGTCGCTCTCCACGACGATCTGCAACCTCACGTCAACGACGTACTGCTGTTTCATGGGTCAGCAATGATGGCCCAACCGGTGCCCGGTCCCTCCACCATCCATCGTGGCCCCCAGTTCTTACGGCTGTAAGCCAATCCCGCACCTTTAGAGCTGATGTACGTCCCGTTGGCTACGTCCATCTCGCCAAAGGGGTCGTTGACGATTACCGAACCACCGCCTTGCTGGAGGCTGGTGTAGCCGATCACGATCAGCCAGTGCCCCCCGCCGGTTGGTTTGCTCGCCGGGCCGTGGTGCAGGAACCCGCATGGCACCGGTACACCCTTGCCAATCTGGCGCTCGATGTCCGCCCACCCGGCGTTCTGGGCAAAACGGGCTGTGATGCCATAACTGCGGAGGGCGCGGAGCTGGGCGGTGGGGTCGGTGGTGTCGCCAAACGTCTGCACCCGCTGCAGGTACTGGTCGTCGGCGTTGGGACCGCTGATCGCCCCTGGGCGCAGGGTCGCCACCAACATCGCGCAGCTGCTGCTGTAACACATGCGCATGGCTTGGCCAAACACCCCGCTGTCCCGCTGGGAGTAGTAGGGGACGCGCAGCGGGTTGGGCTTGGGCGTTGGCCCCGTCAGCGCTGCGGTAGGAGAGTGCTGATTCATCAGCGCGATCAGCTTTTCCGCGTAGCTGGGGTCGGTGGCGTAGCCCTGGCGCACCAGGGCGCGAGCCGCGTCGTCACGGCTGCGCTCGTTGTTAACGCCCTTGAAGTCGCGGTAATCCTTGTACCACCGATCCACTAGGTACTGCACGCAGGTGGCGAGGTCAGGAAAGTTCAGGAACTCGCTGGTGATCGTTATCCACTTGCCATTAACGAACTCGCGGGTCTCGTGGGCGCTTCCTTTGCCTTTAAGGCCAAAGTAGTTGTTGCTGCCACTCGGGTGTCGGCCGCCACCGCTCTCCAGTTGCCATTGCGCGGCTACCAGCTCGGGGTACGCCGCGCCCGCGGATCGCGCTAATGCCAGCACGCCATCCCAGCTGTTCTCCGCTTTAATGCCCGGCTTGGTCGGTGGGGCGGCGCGAAAGATCAGCGCAAACTCGTTTAGTTGCGCTGGGGTCAGCACGCTCTCCAGCCAGCCCCATGCGGCCAGCTGGTGCGGTTCGTTCTTGGTGAAGCGCACGGCATCCACCAAGCGGATGGGGCGCTGCGGGCTCATGGCGCTCCGCTCCTAGCGGCTGGGGCGGTATGGGAACATCTGGCGGGCCGTGCGCAGCAACTGCTGCACAATCCCGTTGCTCCTAAATGGCGTGAAGGGCATGATCTCGCTGATCACCAGCAGGCCCAACGCGACGGCGGCGGTGAGTTCCATGCACTCTTGGCGGGTGCTCTAAGTTGCCCGCACTCAGCGGCTGCGCATCTCCAGCACGCGCACCCGGCGCTCGATGTCGGTAAGGCGCTCCTTACTGTCGTTCTTGAGTTCGCGCACGTCGTCCAGCACCGTCAAAAGCCCAGTCTCGATCTTGGTGACCTGCATGAACAGGCCGCACAAACCCAGCACCGCAGCTACCAATAAAGCCGGGATCGCCTGACTCACCCAGTTCGGCTGCGCCGGTTGTTCCGGGGATTGCACCTCGTCGGACACGGCTGGGCAGGGGGCAGGGGCGGTTACTCCTAAGTTGCCCCTACTCTGCCTTGCGCGACAACGAAATCAGCGTTGTCATCACACCCATCATGACGGCAACCGTGCGGGAGTCACTATCCGTGCAGCCCATTGGCGCTGGATCAATCGACTTACCTTGGGGTGTGCCGATGTATTTCGCATACCAGGGGAAGACCACTTTGGGGAGGATGTAGAAGCGGCAGGAGGCCCACTGCGCTCCAGCCACCACGACGATGGTGGCGGAGACGCCGACGATGCTGCGCCAGAGCCAGTTAGGCACTGGGTGCTTCCGGCCAGGTCGGGTTGAAGGGATCGCTTGTCACAGCAGGCAGATCGCGTAATGCCTGGCGGTAGGCAAGCCACTGATCAAGGTTCTGCACCCAGCTGGCGCTATCAGCAAGTTGCGTATGGTCAGAACGCAGCAGCAAAACAAAGCGCTGGTGGCGTAGTGATTCCCATGCGGCTTCAACCTGCTTTTGCTGCTCTTCAGCAGTCAAAGGGGTCACAATTTT